ACTGTGATGTACCAGCGATGTAACGTGTTGCTAACTCACCTGTTGCAAGGTATGCAGCTGGTGCTTGTGTAGATACGTAGGAAATAATTCCTGCTGAATCTGCTGCTACTCCTGTAGCTTGTGTGCCGCCTGATGTTAATGCTGCAATTACTGCTGCATCGGTTGCTTTATTATAAGCTCTGGTCATGTTGTCAAGCATCGCGGCAAAAAATTCTGGCGAAGATCTTTCCAAAATCTCAAGGCTGTAGCGTTGTAGTCCAGCATACTTTTTAACAGTCAGGTTTACGTATGAAGATACGATACCTGTTTCTGAAGGTGCTGCGGCTTCTGCAGTCTCTGCAACTGTACCTGAAGTAGTGATTTTAGGTACTGAAATTGTCATACCTGCAGCTGGTAGCGCACGTGAACCGATTGCGTCTACTGCTGGTCGTGAACCAATAAGTGTATCTACTACTGTAGGTACGAATTGTGTTGGGCTAAATGCTGGGTTAGTAGTAAATGAATCATCTGCTGCAGTTAAGTATTTAGCAACGTCTGCTTCTGCTTTCATTACCCATGTTGCTGACTCATGGTTACCTAATTGTGCTTTGATGCTGTGTTCTAGCATGTGAGCTTGTGTTCTAATTGGTGAGCGAGGCTCTGTGTAGAAGGATGCACTAATTGTTGGGCGTGCGGCCTCTACTGGAGCAACCTCTACCACTGGTACTGCTGTTGGCTCGGTGGTGTTGTCCACTTGTGCCTCACTTTCCGTAGTTGGTTGATTTGTTGCATCCGCTTCGCCTTCGCTAGCGGCAACTTTAGTTACTTGTGCTTCTGTAAATGCTGGTGACTCGACAAGGCTTACTTCTTTAAGAGTTGCCTTAGTTACATAGATATAATCTTTTTTCTGTGATGATTTGATTACGTCTACGCCTACAGATAGGCCATCTATTAACTGCTCACTTGCGAGCATTAACGCATCTGATCCTTGCATGCTTGCGCTGATCTTAAAGCTAGCATAGATACCGTCTTCTGCTTCATTAAATTTCTGCATACGACCAATAGGTCGATCATTTTGGTGTTGCATAAGCATTTTGATCTTGCCTGGGTCGCCTACATCTATTGACCCTTTAGCAAATACCACTTTACCAACACTGGTATTACCAGGTGTTTCAAACGGCACAATTTTGCCTGCAATGACTCTGCGCTCATTATCTGAGCTTTCTATTTGACTGCTAAATGTAAGAATCAATTTGAATCCGCCCATGTTAAAACTGCAAAGGTAAATGATGGGGTAGTGCCACCGATTGTGCCGACTACTCTTAACTGATCGGTAAATGCAGTAGTTAATCTAATTACTTCTCGTGTAACGCCTGTTGCTTGTGTAAATGTAGCAATAGTATTCCAGTTTGTGCCATCTACTGTGTCTTGTACTACCACATCTAATGTAGGTAAAGTGCCGCTAGCTGCTGTAACGTTTAATTGCATTACTAATAATCTTGCTGCAGATAGGCCTTTAACCGCTGTGCCAGTAACTGTCTCAGTGCGAGCAGCTGACGCTAGTAGCGTTACCGTGCTAGCAGGTATATTGGCTTGTTGTATATCACTCATGCATTTTCTCCTTTAGCGCTGTTAATGTACTCAGCATCGCCACTTTGATTTCCGTTGGGTGTTAGATCTTCCATTTCTTTTGCTTGCTCTAGGTCTATAAGTCCAAGGGCTAACATCTTCTCAATAACTTCTAATCTTGCTTTGTCGTCTGATCTTAAAAATGTTTCTGAAATGTTAAAACGTACAATATGGCCATTGGCTGTAATATCATTCATGCTTAGACGATCTTCTATTGCACAAATGTAAGGCTGTAGAGAGTACGAGACAAATTCTTTTCGGTTTTCCACAGAATTTTGATAGGTGTAACTGCCGTTCATATCGGCTGAAATATATATTGCAGGTACATTCATAGCACGTGCAATTTGTGTTGCTAAGTATTGTGATGCTTCGTTGTACATCATATCTTTAGGGCTAAAGCCAACAGTCTCATAAGATAATGTGCTAGTTAAATATGCAGTAGATCTTGATTGACGTGCTTGCTTCCAAGCTGCTAGTAATCCTTGTACTTGTGACTCTGGCATATCTGCACCAGTGTTTTTTAAGAATCCTGTTGCCATAGGTGTCTGTGCTGCTACAGCTGCAGCCTTTTCTAAATCTAATGCGCTTTGTATTGTGCGACCTGCTGTTTGTAATACACCTTGTGTTAATCCTTGGAAAGTGATAAGACTTCCGACACCTGACATTGGTAATTTTTCATTATCTAATGTGTAATATAAAACTTCTGTACCTAATGGATTTAATTGTGCAACTACTCGTGTGTTGTTAATCCATTCAAATCTTGATGGTCTTAAATCATCTGCATATACTTCTGTAACACGCCAATATGCAACGCCATAAAATATAAGACTATCGACAGTCCACGAGATAGTGACGGATCGTGGCTGTCGAATATCTGGCTGCTCGCACCAGAGTGGCTTCGCTAATTCTTCGCCTGTAGATTTTCTATACAACTCTAATGGTAAATATCCTATAACACCTTTAATTAAATTTGCGCATCTATTGACAGCTGGTACTTGTGTTGCAAGTGTGCGATCCATAGGGCCTGCACCGAATGTGTTATATCCAAAACCAATTAAACTATCGCCCATAACGGCAGGGGCGTATTGCGCTTGTAGATTTTCTTTTTTATTATTTATACCTAAAGCAGACAATAGACCCATATGTATACTTTATAGCATAAAACGTATTAATAGTGCAAATTAGACAAAGATTTGCGCAGTTTGTTGCGGGCGTGTCAGTTGGCTTACGACCATGGCTAGGGATATTGCAGCTGTAACGTCACCTGCAGATTTTCTACGTATTATGCGCCAGCCTGCATCGCTAGTCTTAGCAGCACAGTTATTTAAGTGCTGTACTAGATCTGCCTGACCACTATGCACCATCCTGCCGTTAGCCATAGCATCGGATAGATCCGAGCATGCTTGGTAGAACGCCTGCCCTGATACATCTTGCATACGCCATCCGCTTTGCTCTAATCGTGTCGCTATTGACTGCGTGGCGTACTTGTCAAAGCAAATTATATGTGGATGGTACTTACGTGCCCACTCATTAACATCGCTCGCCATCTTAACTTCATCTATTGCAATATCACTATGCCACAGCTGTGCAAGTCCGACTGCTATTTTGCCGTCCTTCATTTGACCCATAATTAACGCACCTGATCTGCGTGTAGGTGCAATATCAAAAGCCATTATAGTCATTGGCCCGACAGGGATTTCTAACGTATTGTCACTGCATGCTTCTATACTTCCATAGACCCAAGGGCTAACTGTCGAATCTACCCATTGGCATAACATCTCAGTACGTGTAGCTTCTATGCTGTTTGTGTTTACTGCTTCTTCTAATGTTTCTTCTGTTACAAAATATCCTAGTGCTGGATTAGCCATAGCCCAGGCTTTGCGATCATGTATCTTGCAGTGCTGTGGTGCTGACCATTCATAATAACCCAAAGTAACAGGCGGATAAGATAAAGAACGTTCTCTCAAATCATTAAGCACTGTACTAAACCCATCACCAGCATTACTTGTCATTAAAGTCATTGAGTTAGATCTAGCACGTGTTACTGGTAATGCAGCTGTAAAGGCTTCTTCTGACCATTCACGTAATTCATCCAAATATAAAAAATCGGCAGTCTTACCACGTGGTGCATCTCGTGTAGCTGCTGCTATTTCATACCTTGCGCCATTAAGTAGTGTTATTGATTCTTGACCATTAGCCAGACGTATTTGTCTTACCTGATCTTTTAAGAATTGATTATCTTCTATTGTGTATGCAACATTTCTGAATGTATCTAATGCCATATTACGGTTAGAGGACATGCCCAACACATTTTTACTACCCCATAAGAATAAATGAGCCAGGATAAGCATACGTGCAAGGTGAGTCTTCCCGGATTGTCTGCTAACCAGGATTAAGCCACTTTTCTTTACCCACATATCTTTATCATCAATAGATAACAGATCATCTAGCACCCAGCGTTGCCAGGGTATAAGCGGCATTCCAATTTTTACAGCTAGATCTGCAACTTCTTGTGCTTTGCTAGCACCTTTTAATAAAGGCGTGTGGATTCTAGGCTCAGTGCTGCCAATTAGCCCGACCCCTCGTGGCGTCTGTTTTACTTCCGTATCATTCTGCATCAAAGTTAAGCGTATCAGGTTTAATAAATGGTGAGTCTGGCACTGTTCGCACCGTC